TTTGCATTTGCCACTTGCAAGATTCAAAACATTGAATTTAATCACCCATTACAGGAAAAGATCATCGAACATGCGACAGCTGAAAGATTGAATGCAACGGATCTCATTGATCACGTTGTGAAGCTGTACAATTGGTGTTCAACTGTCGGTTTGGCGTGTTTTCAACAGAACAGTTTGCAACCTTTGGTCATGAACTCAGGTGCTTTGGCCACCTGTCATGAGGCTTATTACAGGATCAAACAATGGTTTATCAATTTCAAGAGAGGTGAATTTTCCTCTTCTGAAGAACGTCAGGCCAAATTCGTGGAAATTGAGTGTGTTTACAACACCTTATTGAAAATGACTCAGACAGATCGAGACAAATTCACCACTCTACATTCCTCAACCTTGTTGAAAGAGGTTCAAATTCTCTACAATGATTTGAGGGACATGATCTTGAAAGTTTGTGCAGTGAAAGTAGCTTTTGGATTACATATCCATGGTGAGCCAAAAGTTGGAAAATCATACATCACTCTAGATGTGCATGAACAATTGTGCGCCGCGAGAGGAGTGACCTTCCGAAAAGATGACAATGCTCAAATCAACTTGACTGCACCATTTTTCGATGAATTGACGAACAGCACTCAATGCATTACAATCAATGAAACGAGCCCCATCAGAGAAGCTTATTCGAAAAACATGGAAGCAGCTTACAGTCTGGCATTGGCTTTGGTGGATCCAGTTCCTTATCATCCAAATAGATCAAATTTGGAAGACAAAGCCAAGATTACTTGTCAACATTTGTCGGCTGTTTCCACAGGAAACACGGAAGAGCCTTTCATCCATGTTGCTAAAGAACCAGGGGCATGGTGTCGGAGGTATCTGTCCGTGAAGATGCGCGTGAAGAAAGAATTCGCGGATAGCGATGGAAGATTCGATTCAAAATCTGTGGATGGATCCAACAACTATCATTTATTTGACGTGTATGAAATCATCTATGGTGAGAAGAATAAAACACGCAAATACTTCAAATATGGAGATGGCGAGAGTCGAAACTTGGACACTGAAAATTTCCTGGAATTGATTCGCCATCTTGCCATACAGCACTATGAGAATGAAGACAAACTCGAACGTTTCAGGAAGAATGAGCGAAAGAAAGCATGTCTCGTTTGTAAGAGACTCGCACATTTTTGTACTTGCTCGAAGGAGTCGAGGCAAGTTGACTTTGATGATATGACTAGAGTTGAAGCTTCTGTTGTTAGCAATGTGCCATTTGAAAGCAGATGTCCCAAGAGCGATAATATGGGAGGCCATTCTAACTATTGTGATTTCGGCGAAGAAGGAAATATGCCATGTAAACGATGTGGCAACAAACCCGAAAATTACACCGAGCCTGAGAGTGGACTGGTATCTGTGGTGCTTGGAACTGCAGCGTCAATCGCTAAGGAAGCAGTTGCACCATACTTGAATCCCTTTGTCAAATGGAAGTACATATGGTCCATAGATCAAAGCACTGGCAATGTGCTGAGGGAATCAGTTTTGGAGGAAATATCTCACATTCCAGAAGGAGTGATCTCAAAAACTCTCAGTCTTGTCCCACAACCATGGCTAGAAAGTAATGGTCAGCCCACATTGTTGGGCAGGATGAAGCAAAGATATATTCAATTCGTTGCCGCAGAAAGGCAAATTTTTCTACCAATCACAACACTCCTTAAAAGGAGTTTTACATGGTCTTGTATAATATTCATATTTTTCACATTTTTAATTTTTGCATTGGAAAACATTGGTAGACATTTAGAACCTTATAGAATAAATCCCAAATACATGCGGTTGTTTCATCCCAGAGAATGGGAACTTGTGACACTTGAGGTCCGCACAAAGACGAAGTTCGGACCAATTCCACTTTTTCCTCAATGGTCGAAAGAAGTCTTCGAGAATCGAGAATATTACGCTTCGCGAGGAATCTACACAACGAACTATTTAGATTTCAGCGAGTACTTCTACGAGGATCTCTATGAAATTCAACGACAACTTGGAAGGATCGTGTACTATTGGTTTTATGAAGAGAAGTACGTTGTTCAAGTTCTCACCAAGAAAATGTACGATTGGTGGACATTCCCAGCTACAATGGCCGCAATTTATTTTGTCTTGTTCTTTCTACACATGTGGTTGAGACGCGCTCTAGGATTTTCAGCGCGCGTGAAGAGATTACAGAACTTGACACAAGAGAATCCTGCTCTACGCAGAGAGTTATTCGAGCGTAGTAGACGACACATGTCAGAATTTTGTGATATACCCACTGCTATTGGAGTAATGGGGGCCGTGTTGTGTGGAATTTCCATTTGGAATATGATTCGAAGGGACACTGAACCGCAATCTGGACTTGAACGCACAGGAAGCAAAGCGGATAGCTGGAACTCCTTCATGTCGTTCAATTGGTCATCCCCAACTAGTTCTGCTGATAGCTCGCTGTCATTAGATGCCACCGAGAAGATGGTTGGCAAGCAACTATGTTGGGTGAAAGGTAAAGTTGGTGAAGAGAACCGCAGAGTGTGTGGTGTATGGATTCGTTCTGGAGTGTTATTGTTACCATTGCATTTTTTCCGACCTGATGTCTATAATGGCGCTGTTCAGGAGTACACTGACTTGGAGATTGATAGTCAAGGATTCAAATCAAGTGTGACAATTTACGACAAATCACTCAGACAAATGGCAAACAAGGATGCCGTTCTTGTGAAGGTGCCCAAAGCACCCAAAGTGAGACACGATATATCCAAGTTGTTGCCAGTCAATTCCCCAACAGATCATCATTCAGCAAGAATTTTGCACCTTGAAAAGGTAGGAGAGAAGATTCTCGTGGTGCCTGAAGCTGTGAATGTCAAATACGACAATGATGTCAAATGTGCGAACTATTCTTGTGGTCGTGGAATTGAATACGATTCCAAGAAAACTCAGACAGGCTCTTGCGGGGTTCCAGTGATCAAGAAAGGAGTGATTCTGGGATTCCACATAGCTGGAGGTTATCGAAGGAGCACAAAGATTGGAATTGCTCAGGAAATAAGCAAAGCTGATTATGATGCAGCGTACGAAGTTCTTAAGGGTGATGTTGATTTCATCACGGTACCCGAGGCAGGAACAATGCCAGAAGAAAGACTTGGATTCAAATTGATCACGGTTAAAGGTAAACCCCATCCCGCATCCAATTTGTTTGAGGACATTGAACCATATAATGGAATTGAAGTTCTTGGATACAATCCGAATCTACCGAGGTACAGATCTCGAGTGAGAAAATCTCTCATCAGTGAATATTTGGAGAAAGAGCTTAACATGAAATGCAAATGGAAAGCACCAGTGATGAACAAAGCATGGAAACCTCATAACAAAGCATTGAAAATTCTTGCAGGCGGAGCACGTGAAGTTCCACCAGATGCGCTTGAATGGGCTTTTCATGATTATCTTGAGCCTATTTTGAAAAAGATTCCAGAGTACAAGAAAGCCAATCCAGATTTGTGTAGACCATTAACTGATCTTGAAATGGTGAACGGCATACAAGAATCGATGTACATGAAAATTGTGAACATGCATTCTGCTATTGGACCTATAGGTTCAGGCGCAGGAGCAAAGATGTACAGTGATCTCTTTGAAGAGATTGAGCCACTGGAATCAGGTGCGAAGCAGTACAAACTCTCATCAGATGCGATGAAACAGTTCGAGGAAATGATTGACTGTTTTAAAGCACGTAGGAAATACGGTGTGTGGACGAAGACATGCCTAAAAGATGAAGTGGTTGCTGAAGACTCTGATAAAGTAAGGATCTTCTACATCTTGGAGTGTCTATTTGCTTTGGTTGTGCGGCAGTACTATTTGCCCGTGATTGAATTCATTTCCCGTCATCCTCATTTGACCGAATGTGCAGTTGGCATAAATTGTGCTAGTAAGGAATGGGAACAGACAATGCAGTATGTGCAAGAACTTTCAACTGATGGATTAATGGTTGACTGGGACTACTCTAAGTACGATTTGAGAAGAAGTCTCGATGTGATGATTGCATCTCTAAATGTCATGAAGACAATTGCCAAGGAGTTTGGGTACTCTGAAGAAGATCTAACGATCATGGACGGAATTGCCGATGAATTGAGAAATCCCATTATCAATTGGAACGGCACCATCATCTCATGTTTTCTGTGGACATCAGGAAACTCAGTGACCGTGTATGGAAATTCAATTGAAAATGCTCTACATAATCGGATTTCTTTCTATTACAATGGCGTGAAACGCTTCGGAAAGAAGAAATTTGATTCATTGGGTCCATATAGGGATAACGAGAGAATCATCACATATGGAGATGATGGTCAGGCAGGTTCTCGACCTGAGGTTCGAGAGATAACCAAGTTCTCATCCAGATTTGAATACTTTTCTTTCATAGGGATGGGCATCACAGATGCGGCTAAGAGTGACAACCCTGCCGAATTTGTGGACCAAGCCCTTATTGATTTTTTGAAGAGGAAAAGTGTTTTCCACCCCAGACTTGGTGTGAGAGTTGGTGCCTTGAGCATGAATTCTATTGAAAAGATGCTCCACATGGTGAGTGGAAAAGGTGACTTGGAGGAATTGGCCATTTGTTCGATCATAACTGCTCTACTTGAGTCATTTCTTCATGGAGAGGAAACTTATGAAGAAATACGTGCGAAGTTGCGACAAGCTGCTCAAGCCCATAACATTTGGACTGAGTATCTTGAAAAGACGTATGATGATCTTGCAAATTCTTGGCTAGAAAAATTTTAATCTTCGTGGATTAAGCCCAGACCTGCCGGATGTCCTTAAAAGCCGGGGGCAGAGCAACTGCCTTCCACGGAGGAGCAAACATTTCATGTGTATGGATACCAGTTTTGATTATCAAGTCGAGTACCTCTGTCTATAGACTTTTCAAGTACCAATCAAAGCGAGGCTTTACATGATCTTAAGACTGTGTCGGGAGATGGCATTGGTCGGCCATCTTACCTAGCATAGTAGGCCAACTACAAATACACAAAATCACAAAATTTTTCAAACGGGAAGTCAAGCGGACGCTTTACTTTCCAGCGAGACAATGCAGTTTCGCGACAATGTTCCCGGTTTTATGGATAGCCGCGGAGCAGAATTTGACAGTACACGTAATGATGGAATGGTTGAGGATGCTAACCTGGGAGACTGGTTTTCCAGGCCTATCAGCATAGCCTCATACGATTGGGAGGTGGATAATCCCATTTTTCAAAGACTCAATCCCTGGAAAGAGTTCTGGGAAAATCCTAGGAATCTTGAGAAGGTCAAGAATTTCCATTTGTTGAGATGTAAATTGCATGTCAAGATTCTCATCAATGGAAATGCGTTCTATTATGGAAGAGCCATAGCAGCATACGAACCACTTGTTGCTTTTGATAGAACATCGCCTACTCGAGATTGGGTCCCATCAGACAGAGTGAGAGGTTCTCAGAGAATGCACGTTTATCTCAATCCAACCACCTCTCAAGGTGGTACACTTGAGTTGCCATTCTTCTGGCCATCGAATAATCTGATCATTCCCTCTAAGGAATGGAGGGATATGGGTGAGCTTGTTATCTCATCCTTCACAATTTTGCAACATGCCAATGCAGGCACTGACAAGATCAATATCAATGTCATGGCATGGGCAGAGGATGTGAAGCTATCTATTCCCACGAGAGAATTCCCTGTGCCAGAGTACGGAACAGAACCAGAATCGGGATCTGACGAACATGACAAGAACATAATTTCGCGACCTGCATCTAATGTGGCGCGATTCGCCGGATCTTTATCAAATGTTCCCACCATTGGACCATATGCTAAGGCTACTGAGATAGGGGCAACTGCACTTGCTAGTATAGCAAAGATGTTTGGTTTGTCAGCCCCCAACAATCTCAACTATGAACTTTATGAACCTAGGGCCAAGCATTCTCTTGCTGTGACGGACACGAAGCAGTCAGCTCACAAAGTGACAATTGACAGCAAACAGGAACTCACGATTGACCCGAGAACGACCGGAATTCAACCAGATGACGAACTGCCTATAGCTTCTATAGCTGGTAGAGAGTCTTATATTGATCAATTCAATTGGATTGAAACTGATGATCCCGGTGATCACTTATGGAATTGTCGAGTTGACCCTGGTCTTAAAGAGAGGAATGGTGAAGAGTGGCATTTTCCTGCATGCGCATTGGCTGCCATGCCTTTCCAGTATTGGCGAGGTACAATGAGATTCAGATTCCAGATTGTTGCCAGTGAGTATCACAAGGGCCGCATTCGTATAGTGTACGATCCTTCAAAAGGTGGAAGCACAAGTGAATTCAACACTCACTATTCCACAGTTCATGACATTGCTGAATGCAAGGATTTCACTGTTGATGTGGGATGGGGGCAGAATGTAGCCTTCAAAGAGTCAATTGGGTGGAATTCATCAGCAGAATTTGGAACTACGCCTTTGGTGACTTCTCCAGCTTATGGCAATGGAGTCATATCGGTGTATGTGTTGAATCGATTGTCAGTCCCCTCAACAGCTTCGGCGCCGATCCAGATAAACGTTTTCGTTTCAATGCTGGAGGATTTCGAAGTGGCTGCACCTGACGACAAGATTTCTCATCTCAAGTTCAGACCCAATGTTGATCCACCCACACAACCCGAATCGGGAGTTGATGAGGATGTAATCTTTCATCCCGAATCAGGTATCGAAGGCGACCAGGATCAGGATGCTCAGCAAACACCAGTGGAAGATCCCGTGGCGATTGATCGCATGGCCGATACTGAATTGGACGTGCCCAACACTACTAAAGTTTTCATGGGTGAAACAATCGCATCATTTCGCGCCTTGTTGAAGAGAGCTTATCGGTCTGAAATCATTCCCGTTACAGAGTTGACTTCCGCTTCTGTGGTGAGTTACTCACGCAGTGCGTTCCCAACTTATGGTGGGTTCATCGAATTTGATGAAGGAACTACACTTCCCTCTGGTTCTATGATCTCCACTTTTGGTGATACCAGAACGTACAATACGGCAATGACTACCCTGTTGAACTATTTGGGTAGAGCTTTCATTGGATGGAGAGGATCCATTCGATGGACTGTCGATCTTGGCCAGGTGAGTTTATCAGGAAGAACCATCAATGGTAACAATGATTTCTGGAACAGTATCACGTACACGCTTTCTCGAACCAATAGGTACACACTTGCTCAGCTTACGCAGGCTACAGGCGGTGAAGGTTCTGATGATATTATCCAGTTGCTCAACGAAGTTGAGCGAGGCAACGATTGTCTTGGTGAAGTGCTTTGCAACACTGCAGTCAATCCAATCCAAACCATTGAAGTGCCGTACATGAGCAACCAGCGATTTTCCCTTACAGCAGATGATGACAATTTTGTTACTGAAGCTAAGGGACCCGGTTGGAAGTTCACAACGTACATGCCAGGTGGTGCAATTTCTGGAGGTGGAAATTATGCCAGAATCTACTGTTCAGCTGGAGAAGATTTCAACTTCTTCTACTTCAACGGTCTACCTCCAGTCTACTACGAGGCGGTTTTCGCAACTGATACCTCAACCTAGATATACTGTCCTTTCAAATAATAATAATAATAAACTAATGTAGAAAAGTCCCTCTACATTAGTCATAAACAACGGCAAGAACCGGTTAATTACTTAACAGTTAAAGCCCTAAACTAGGGTACCGATAAATTTCAGGATCCGCGTGCGATCGGATTATTATGGCATCGCACAGAACGTTCCAGGGGAGCCATGGAACACGGTGAGAGCAGCCTATGCTCTTGTCGTCCGACACTCGCTAAAGTGATAACGCTAATTTTTACTTTCCGAGTTTCGGGAAGGTTTTTTATGCGCTCTTACTTTACAAAGCGACTGCCGGGAATTAGCACTATTCACACTATGTGGGGG